TTACGGCGGCTGGAACGGAGCTGTATAGATAAAGTTTTTAAATACGCTTCTGGAGAAGAAGAAATTTGTTTGGCTTTATTGTTGGTTTTGCAAGGTCTACAGACGGAACGGCGATATATTTTGCCGTCACCATACCGGGATTCAAGTATTTCGAAATCTTTTACTGGTAAAGTTTTTTTGCAGCCTTTACAGGTTTTTGTGTCTGGCATACTACTTCCCCAAAAAGAAAGGGGGCCGAAGCCCCCTTTCCTTGTCTCTACGATTCTTACGGAGTACCCGGAGAACCAAAGATGCCGCGAGGATCGCTAAAGCCGAAGCTGTAACGCTCACGAGCCTTATAGCGCACGTTACCGGTTTCGAAGTCGCCTTCAAAGCCAGTCTTGATGGCTACACGCTGGAACATCTTCATGCCGTTAGGAGCATCGGTCATGATGAAGAACGCATCGGGATCAGTCAAGTAATGGTTGACTGAGTAACCCTGCGGAATCATGCCCATGTTCTTGATTGCATTGATATCGTTATCTGCAGTACCAACACGCAGAGTTGATTTCAGGATGCGATCAGCAGTGAACTGAAGTTCCTTGGGGATAACGAGCTTGGTGCCCTGAACAGCAATTTTCAGGCCGCGCTCATCAGTGAATGCTGCAATGTCGATCAAGGCCTGTTCCAGAGAGGTCTCGGAAAGGTCTGCTGCGACTGACAGCTCATTACGCAGATCGGGACCGCTAAGGGTCGGGTGATCTGTAGCACAAAGCGGCTTGCCATCGCCACCAACTGCGGTGGTGAACGCATTGTTCAGGATAGCGGCTGCTTTGATCTGCTTGGTCTGCGCCATAGAACGAGCCAGAGCCTTGGTGTAACGGCCTGCAAGTTTGTCATAGAGATTGTCCTCTATGGCTTCTTCGGTCAGGCTGAATGCCAAAGCAACAGTTTCGTGGGTGTAGCGCGCTGTGTAAACTTCTTGCGCTTGGTCGTATGCAACGCCAGCACCTTCAGCTTTAACAGGGGCTTCACCGAAGCCAGATAACATCACCTCTTCCTCGAATGCTCGGTCAGAGGATTCGGTGGAATAGATTTCTGCATGCTCATTTTCATACGAACTATATTCCAGACCAAACAGAGCGTTTAGACCGGGCTCCAGTTCTTTTACAAGTTGGGAACGTGAAATTGCCATTGGTCAGTTACTCCTTATTGGCCAGCAACCCCTGCACTTCCGTACAGGTGTTCGTTGATCTTAACCACAACAACTGCATTAGCACCAACAGCATTGCTGGGTACGTCCCAAAGGCCTACAACCTTCAGGTTAAGTGCAGCGGTTGTAGCGATTGTGCTGGTGTCAAGCTCCATGCCTGAAACGCCAGTGGTGGTGCTACCAGTACCAACGACAACGTCTGCATTCTTACCGTAGTCGGTAGCAGCAGAAGTTCCATCGTTCTGGATAATGAACAACTGGTTAGGATCGTCAATTACATCGGCAACAATCTTGCCTTGAGTGATGTTGACGGAACCCGGATAGTAGTTCTTCCAAGTCGGCTTGCCAGAAGTCGGATCAATGTAGTTACAACCATTGAAAACGCCTACGGCAGCAGTGTGACTTGCTGGATTAAACTGCAGAATGTAGCCGTCCTTCAAGGTGACAAGGTCTCCCTGATAGATGGCGCCAGACTGGTTATCTGCAATCTCATAACCATACTGCTTCTGTGAACCAGAGGCAGACAAGTTACCGAGGGGACGCAGACCAAACGCTTTGTCTACATTAGCCATGATAAAAGTCCTTAAAAAGATACAGTTTAGTCAGAAGACCTTGTGGGACCACCGACACTTACTTTTGACTGCCTTTCAGGTGAATTGATTTTCATTGAGCCATGTGCATTGGCTTTCATCAAATCATTGTCAGCAGCCCTAATTTGATCATGGGTGCGAGATTGGTAATATGCCCGACGCTCTTCTGCTGTTTCTTCAGGTATGCGAGCAAGAACAACATCACCTACGCCAATAACTCCGGCATGTTTACCATCGTCAACAGAGGCTCCCTGAAACTCAGGGTACTCATCTGCACGAACAAGCTCATAGCCCTCGCGCATCTTGGCAGTGACATTCATTCTGTCGTCCATTCCTGCAGCTTCTCTCCTGATCCACCGGTGCTTATAACCTGCCGGAGGCGGAGGAGCATCTAGTCTTGAAGGTGGAGCCCACGGCTTGCGACGCGCATCCTTTTCACGGGTTTCCGTGCTTCTAGGGCTGCGGGACAGTTTAGGTACTGCTGGTTGGTCCAATTGGTCGCTCATGTTTTTCACCTTTTAACGTATTTGGCATATTCTTCAAGTGGCACCCCTAGTCTTTTAGCAATTGCTACCTCACTAGGTCTCAACTTGATTGTGCGGCGTGCTGTAGAATTAACACCGGAAGACCGGGTTGCAGGAGCCACCGTTTGCACGGGCCGGGAGGTCCTGTTAGTAGTTTGTGGCGCAGGTTCTTCAACTTCAAAACGCTGCGGAAATATGTTACGCATTCTGCGATCTATCTCATCATAGTATTCATCTGAGCTGGGGTCAAATCCTTCATTTTTCACCAATTCAACATGGATACCACGAACTGTGTTGGTCATGACAACATCTTGACCAAACCATTCGTTTCTTTCTGCCCACTCCTCGGCCTTTGCGTCCGTTCGTGGAGGCTGGTTGAACGAGGGCACTTGGAGGTTTTGAGGCGTTTGAACAGGAGTATTCTTTTGCTGCAATAGCTGCTGTTTTTCCCACAGCGACGTAGTTAGCCTTTGTTGGGCCTCTGTCTCTGTGTCTATATCCCCTTCTTCTCGCGCCCGCTTTATAACATTTTTCAACGCGGTAATGGTTGTATCCAGCCGTCCCTCTGCCTCTCCCCGACGCGCAGTTGTTGACTGTTCGTAGGCCTTTGATAATTCGGTGTGTTTAGCATGTACGCTTCGAGCATACTCTAGGGCTGATTCTTCGCGACGTTCTGACTCCCGAAGTCTAGCCGTGAGCTTATCGATTCGCTTTTTTACTTTTTCAGAATAATTATCCAGATCATCTGAGCTTGGAGCTGCCTGCTTTTCTGGCTGCTCTTGCTTTACATTCACCACTTCAGCACCGTCATCGTTTAACTCGACAACAGCCTCTTGCTCGTCCTCACCCACATTAAATTCTAACTGCTCGTTCTCAACTTCTGCCATTGGAGTCCCCTTACATGTGCAATATGTTTTCGGGATCACTTATGACCCCAAGGATTTCATCATCGTTGAGGAGCCTAATCTCGCCCCCCTCTATTTGAATGCGTGATCCCGCATATCGACCAAAAACCACCCAATCACCCTGCTTGCACCACGGTCCATGCGGAAACTTTGACTCATCCGCATACGCTAAGTTACCCATCTTCAAAACATAACCAACATTAGTTGCTAACTGGTTTCGTTTCTGGGTTTCATCTGCAAGTACAATTCCACCTTTCGAGGTTTTGGCTCCTCGATAGGGAAGGATGGCCAATCTCCATCCTGTGGGTTGAGGGATCAAATCAAGCACACTAGCTTCAAGTTTTTCAGCATCAACTTTGCCGTCGTCCGTAAAGACTTGTTCAAGTCCTTTTCGCTCAACGTCTTTGTCTTGCTGCCACCGTTCTTCTAGCGCAGTCAATTTTCTTTTAGACTCCATACAGGCTCCTTAGTTATGGCTACTCGCTGCTGTTTCTCTGCAGCTCCCCGCGAACAACACTGTCCACAAGACGAATGCCTTCAAGTCTGCCCATTAGGAAACGATAACGCTCCATATCAGATACGCTTCCGCCCAACACAATGGCTTCTGTGTCTTTCTCTAGCTTTCTGATTTCTTTCAGAACGCGCTCGGCGAACTCTAGCATGGGTTATTCCATGAAAATGCAGCAGACGATTTACGCCATCGTCTGGAAGGCTTTAATAAATTTTAACTGGTTTGTTGCCGTCTTTTTTCTTCACAGTCTTAACAGGGCCTGCGGCCTTTTTAGACTTGCCTGCGGTGCTTAATGCAATGGCCACTGCCTGCTTTTGCGCCGCCTTTTTGCTCTTTGGCTTACTGGTGCCTATTTTACCCTTTTTTTCGTAACTTCCAACTAATTCGCTTATATTCTTGGAAACTACTTTACTACTTTTACCTTTTTTCAACGGCATTTGACTATCCTCTTGGGGCATAAATGCGTTCACGAGCAACGGCAGATCGCTCTGCGGCAATCTTTTCTTGGGAAGCGATACGCGCATCACTAGCCTCAGTATTAGCTTCAATTCGCATTTGCTCGTTGGCCAATCCTTGCTGCTTAAGTTGTGCGTCAATCTGATCTTTCTGAGCCTGCTGTGCCAGTTCCTGCTCTTTAAGCTTGACCACCGGATCAGTTTGATTTTGCTGCCCTTGACCGGAAAGCTCCATCTGCATCTGCTTCATTTCCATCATATATTGAGAGACTTTGATTGAAACCAGAGCTTCTTTCTGCATGTCAGAAATCATTCGATCCGGGTCGGTACCATACTGCTTGAACAGTTCTGCCTCGGTGTCTTCTTCGGCCTTCACTTTTATGTGCTCGAGGATGTGCTTTTGCAATCCTGCAGCAGCCAATGGGTTGGCTTGAATAAGCGGAGAAAGGCCCATCATAAGGTGAGACGCAATGTGCGAATCGTGCTGTTGACCTGCGTAAACCTTCAAATCCTTACCGTCAACCGCGTCAATGTTCTCACTGGCTGGGTCTTTAGGCATTTGGTTGGTCTGTACCTTAAGAATGCCGTCAATATCTCGCACATTCATAGCCTGATAGACTCGATAATAGGCCTCATACATGTTGTGCATCTGCGGGGCGCTTTGCGCCAACTGCAGTTGTGTCTGGGCGAGGGTAATTCGCTGTGCAGCAGAGAAGATATTGGGGTCAGCTACCGGCAACACGGAAACCATGTTGTTAAAATCAGCTCGCTTGATGCAGCGAGACGCGCCGGGGACTTCGTAAGGGTACTCATCCGGCAGATAAATGCCAAAGCCCTCAAAAAGCATCTCAAATTCTTGAGTCTGGGCGTAATAGAGGCGTTTGTGGATGGCAGACATGACCATTGACCCACGCTCTAATAGAGCCAGCGTGGTGCCCACAGCGGCCTGCTGGTTGCCCTGCCCTACCTGCATATCGGCTATGCTTGCAACACGCCTACCGGCGTCTACAGTGAAGCCTAGAAGGGCATACAGGGTCTGACTTGGCTCTTTGTACGGCAATGGCAATAAAGAACTGCCGATTTCAGCCCCACCAGCGTCAATATCTCGCCACTCGCCCGGCTGTATTGGATCATCGTCCGCTGCAATCCTTGCTCCCTTGGCCTTAAAGCCGGCAGGCAGGTTTGCAAGAGTGCCAGCGTCAATAAGTTGACGCAGGGCGGAGGTTGCTGTCTTAGCAAGGCCTCCAATCAGGTGGACAAAGCCTAATCCATAGGCTCCTAGCCCTTCTACAAGCACATAATGGACAAAACATTCTCGACGAAGCTTAAGTTCGTCGTTCTCCACCCAATTTCGTCGAATTGAGACGATTTTTCCACTGGCCTCATCCAGTGTTATTACGTATGGCAGCTTAATTTCCGTCGGTTTATTGTCTTCATCGACATCTTCGTGGCCCGGAATGTCCATATCGACATGAAATTCAAGCAAAAACAGCTCTTCTGGTTCTCCAGAAGCCTGTATTCCTGTGACTTTATCAATTGTTGCGCCTATTTGGTCGTTATTGATGCCTGAATCGTCTGGTTCTATCTCAGTATCCAAATATTCGCCGGCGAAAACGCGCTTTTTGAACTCATTGGAGTCCATTGCAATGCGGTGAGTGATGCGTCGGCACTCCGAAACAACGCTAGAGCCGTGGTAGGGAATGTAAAGATCGTCAGGAAGCACTAAACGGCTAACCATGCGGCCCACCTGAGCATCATAGTAGACCTTTTTGAAGGTAGAACCACCGTATCCGGTGTAAAACAGGAGCTGATCGAACTCCGGCGTGTACTCTTTCATCACCGTAGTGAGCTGATAGTTCATGAAATCCTGCACTCGAGAGGCTTGTTGGACCTTATCCAACGTCTCTTTGCCCAAGGTTTGAGTGCGGACGGGGCCCCCGGCTGGCATTAGCTCCTTAAACGCCTGTGCTTGAAACTGAACAATCGCCTCTGTCAACATAGGGTGAACAGCACTGGCCGCTCCACGGAAGGGGCGAGTGCGTTCTTCCATTTTCAAGCCCAACAAATCAAGGCCCTTGGCATAGGTGTCTTCCCATTCGGTGCGAGAACTTTTGTCTGCCTCGAAAAAGGCCATCAGGTTCAGCGAAATAACGTCCAAATCTTGCGAATCCATGTCTTCTGCAAGATTGTCGTAAAAGCCCTTCTCCATAGAATCCGCTATTTCAATCGAAACAGAGCCGTCTTCTTCTAGCTCAATCTCAATTTCTGGTCCCTCTTCCATTTCTATGTCGATCATTTCGCTAAGAGGAGCGGGATTGGCGACCTTATCTATAGGCATTTTTGTGTCCTAAATGTATTTACGGTTGTCGTGAGTCTGACGCTCTACGTTACCGCCGCGTTTAAAATATTTTGGGTTTTCCGCAGTGCTGCCCTTGAGCATGTGCTCTTGGCTTTTCAGAGGACGTGTCGTGACTTTTTTGGCTAGGACCAAGGGTCCTATCTGAATCACCTGCTCTGCAGTATTTACAGGCATTCCTGTGTTTTTGTCATAGAAGAAAGAGTGGCGATAGGGATTCATTCCAATCTGCGTCCACTCTGGGTCGTTAAGGTACTTCTCCGCCAGACCGCGAGCCTCTTCCACGTCCATATTGCGCCACTTGCCATTCATTCTGGCAAACGGTGCCTTATCTTTTTTGCCTGTCGCTACACCAAGTGCAGCGTCTGGATTGCTATTAAACTTCACGTCATCCAGAACCGCCACCTTTCCATAGCCCATAGACTTACCGCTAACACCAGTGCCCTCGTGTACGGATACAACCCAAGTATCGTAGTTGTTATATGCAGGAATATCTAGTCGAGAGCCAACTAGGGTGCCATCGGGGATTTCTTTGTTTAAACCAATTAGCCCCTTTTCTACCTTGTTTTTATCCAGCGCATAGGCTATTTCCTCAAAAGAGGAAATCTCGGGGACTTCGGTTATTAGTTCGATAGGGCGCAGCTCTTTTACTTTCTGAGCGTAGTCCTCTATGGATATTTTTCCAGCGTCTAGGTCTCGAGCAGCTTCAGCAAGTTCAGGCGTCTGTGTTTGCCTAAAGTCGCCCTTGTTGGCATTGCGCCACGCTTCACGCTGCTCTTCGGTGATTGACTTTACAAGGTTCAGTTCTTCGCCACCTTTGGCCTTGTTGGCTGGTGTATATGGGCGATCACGCACCAGCAAAACAGAAGTGCCATGCTCATCGCTCATGTTGACAGCATCATATCCAAGCTCTTTTGCCAACCTGCCGCGCTGCCTTTGCGCCTCCCATTGGTTTTCACCAACTTCTTCTCTACCAAATATCCTTGCAAGACTTTCTGAATCAAGCTCATCTGCCCGATCTTCCGCGACCGCCTTGTACCACAAATCAAAGTCTGGGCTGTCTGGATCAATACTGCTGTTTGTGCGAAGTATTGCAGCCTTTTGCTGCTCCCAAGGGAAATCGCTATATCCAATAAAGTCACCGCTCCTTGCTATCTTTTCAGGTGGTATGTCAAAAGAATATAGGCTCTCTCCGTGCGACGTAGCTGCGGCCTTGGAGGGACTTAAAAAGATGCCATCAAACAAGCCTTCATTTTCTTTTATCGCACCACTCAGTTTGCCGCCGTGATAATAAGTATCCACTGCTTCCTTTCCGGCCCCAGCCATCCTTGCCTCTTGGCTCATATCAAGAACGGCGTCCAAGGAGCCTATGCCCTTGGCTTCTGGTGATAACCGATTCAGCTCGTCTGTCTGTATCCTAACGGCATCGTCATAGTCCTTGGCGTATGGCACATTCTTGGCGCCCCCAAAGTACTCTGGATCATGAACAAAGAAAACTATATCCGGCTCGCCATTGTTGTATTCTCTAAAGGTGTTTTTGTCCCAGTTAGGCGGCGCAAACTCATCGTTCCACGGCAAACGGGCAACAGGCTTAAAGCCTACACTTTCATATATCTTAGGTAGATAAGTGTTAAAAGCGTCAAGTTTTTTGCCTCCTGCCTGAACCGCAGCTTGCAACATTCCATAGCTTCCTCTAATCGGCTCGTTAGAAGAAGCAAATACCGCAACAATGTCGCCGTCTGGCTTGATTGCAAACCCGCTGCCTGATTCTGTACGGAACAATCGAGCGTTCGCCAACTCTTCGGGAGATTTAATCTCAACCTGAGCCCCCATCGGATTGGACGCCATCGCCCGAGTCATGTCTGCATTATATGCTGCTGCATTGGTTGCTGAATCTACCTGTCTAATTACAGGTAGAGAAAGAGACGCGCTCTGGTATTGTGTCAGAGTATTCTGATCAGGGCTAAAAGTTAGAAGCCCATCGCCGCCATCTGTGCTGAGAGTTTCTCTCGTGTAAGGCCCGGATTCTCTGCCAAGATTTCGTCCATCAGCCCCTCCCGAAACTCCTCGGGTCGATTTTGCGACGTTGATTGCATCTCTGCGGAAGGCTGTGAGGAAGTCGTTTCTTCGTTGAGAAAGGGCGCCCCTACCTTGAATATACCTGACATCGCCTGATCTAAGGCTTCCATCGGGGTTGGCGTTCTCGAATTGTCTTGCTGCTTCATCTAATTTTCTCCTGTCTACTTCGGGCCTAGTATACCAAGGACCACTGACAGACTCGGTAACTTTAAACCCTTGAGGTATTATATCATTCGCTGGGCTTTTTACAAATGCCTCAAATTCCTTCTGCCGTTCAGGCGTCATTCGGACAATACTGCCGTCAGACAACGGATATTCGACTATGGGGCCTTCAATAGCTTGACGGTATGTCATTCCAGAGGAAAAAGTTCCGGGCTTGCCTTCTGTAACGCCTGCACCAATGGCTGTTCCGCTTCTAACCGCTTGAAGCGTGCTGTGTGAAACCCCTTGGTTGCCTTCAATCAACCATGTTTCCCAGTGCATCCTGCCAATAGAACCGTCTTGTGGACGACCTATCATCCTGTATGCCTGAGACACCGTGTCTCCCATGCCGTTTTCTAGCATTTCGGTCAGCATCAAGCCGCGTGGTCCTACCAGTATCTTGCTCAAGCCGCCTTTGTTTATGCCGTCATAAATGTTCTTGCCTTCATATCGACCGTCATCCCACAAATGGCGAGACTGAATTCGGTCCATAACCAGCATATCGTCTTTGCCGCCTACTAAACCTATGAAAGAAACAACCTTATTGTCTATACCGGGGTTATTTGTAAGCCGGAAAAACTGTCGTCTAAACTCCCGTCCGGTAACTTTAGGATCAGCTAAGGATTTGTGGAGCAGTGTGAGCGCTGGAGCGTTAGTGCCTTCTGCTGTTTGTGAAAGCGCGTAAAGCAGCTTGCCTGCTGCATTGGCATTCATTGTAACCTGTCTAGCCGGAGAGCCTTCTGGAAGGCTTTCTTTGACCATCTTCTGCCATGCAGGAAGATCGCTTTCAGTAAACTCTCCTCTGGCCGATTTGGCTATAAACGGCTGGGCCCTGTCTAAAAGATCAATGAACGCGGCTTCTTGCTGAACCGGGCCGGCACCCCTAGAAAGTATGCCCCACATAAACAACCTTCCGGTCATTTCAGGAGTAGCCACTTGGGAGTTGTATATGTTTTTTATTTGATTTACATAGCCAAAGCCCTCGTCAACAGTGGCCTTAAGCTCTGGTGTCAATCTATCCAGCTTGGCTGCAAGAAGAGAAGGATCGTTATTGTATTTAACCGCTTGGGACGGCGGCGCCGGTAAATAATCCCCGCCAAAAGCTTCTGCTTCTGTGGCTTTCCAACTTTGTTCACTGGTCAATGCGTCAGGATGCCTCGCAATTGTGGCGTCAATGTTGGCGATCACTGCGTCTTTGTTTTTTGGTGTAAAACTCTGAACAACAGGCGTTTCTGCTTTTTGGCCAGTTCCTTCTACCAAAAGCTCTGGAGGAAGTGCGTGACCCTTAGCGTTCTGGTCAACAACCCCTATCCTCATTGCTTCGCCGTCTACCGGAGGGACATCATCAGCCACGCGGGGCGGCGCTATTGCCTCTGTCGTAGGCGTGAGCTCCTCCAGCATCTGCTTGGCTGCACCCTTTCCGGCTTTTTCCAATGCCTGATCCGCTGCCGCCTTTGCCGCCCTCTTAGCTCCCCGTGCTCCAGCCCCTGCCAACGGCACAGTGCCTGCAGCAGACATCGTAACTACCTGACGCAAAATGCGGGCAAGCTCATGGTCCCCCGCCGCCTCTGCCTCATTGGCCAGTTGCGAATACTTCTCCGCGTCTAACGCAGAACGTACCTCGCCTACAACAGGCGTCATGTCAAGGGCAAAACCAAGTGGGTCCTCTTTGGCTCCCTCGTACATCCCCCTGCCAAGCGACGCTACATCAGAACCAAATTCACGCAGCGGCGACTCACTGGCAGCTATGTCCCTGCCATAGTTATAAACCGTGGTGGGAATCTCCTTAGCCCCACCAAGGATGTTTTGCAACATAGTATGGCTCTCGGTCCGTGGTCCTTGATCCTCGGACGGTCCCAACCGGCTCCAAGCAATGCCGCCGTCGGCATACGAGGCCAGCGCATCCTGTGCTGGCCTAACGGACTTTTTTACAGACTCCTCCGCTAACATCCGGTCCAGCTTGGACACCGGACCACCGTCCTTAAACGGTTGAACCCGCAGGTCCACCGGCGTCACCTTATACATGCCTGTTTCTTGGTCAATGTAAACAGGTGCAGGAGACCCGGACCCAGAACCACTGCTCGCGGCTTGAGCAGGAGCTAGCGCCTTTTGGAACTGTGGGCCTTGAGCCTGCCTGTTCTGGGCAAAAAGCTGGGACTGGGAGGGACCGTAGTAAAGGTCAGAAGCTCCTAACAAAGAACGCGGCCTGCTCGTTACAGAAGGTGGGGTCCAACTCCAGCCGGAACCCGTAGCAGAAAGCAGCTTGGCTGCGGGTGTATAGTCATAGCCAAAGCCTCCAACCGCCGTCCGTGGCGCGCTTTCTCGGAAAGCTTCATCCAATGCAGGGGCACCCTTCTGGTAGATGTCCGCGCCCCCCTGCTGTTGTGCAAAGGCGGCAGGGTCATAAACGGTTGTAGGAGTGTACTGTGTAGTACTGGGCTCATACACTGTTTGGCTCGACGGAATAGTTGGCTCGGGTGGGGTCAACGGGAGCGTGGGTGTAGGTATGACAGGTGCAGGCTGCTGCACATTGAACAAGATGCTTGGGTCTATCCCAGTGGCAAGAAAATCTTGAAGCGTGTATCCGCGCTCGGTAGCAATTTGCTGCATTTCCGCACGCTCTTGGGGAGTAATGCCGTCCTCGGCGATTCTAGCTACATAGTCCTTAGCCTGCTGCTTCAGCACTTCCACGCCGTTCTGGCCTTCTGCTGAAATCCTCGCTGCTTCTGCAGCCAGAACAGGATTACGGAGGTAGGCGGACTCCGCTTCACTGGGCTGAATGAGTGTTTGAATATCGGGAGAGCTGGTTACAGTGAATATCTTATCTAGTACTTTCTGCCCCACGCCGGCGTTAATCAGGTCAGTGGTGCTGATCCCAGATTCCACCATGATGTTATAGGCATCAGCGCCCGTCGGCGCGTCGGTATCTGCAAGGTATTTTTGCGCTGTGTCGCGCAACCATGCGTAATATTCTTGGATTCCCTCGTCTCCACGAGCAGCAGCACCCCGATACGCATCGGAAACTTCACCGCCATCAGCCATACGAATGGGGAGACGAGCCAACATGGCCCGCGCTGAAAGGTCTGACATAAGGGCGTCCCCTTGGTGTTAAGTACTTGTTACCATTCTACTTCAATAATATTCAGGCACAAGCCCATCTTTTAAAACATGTTCCTCGTCTTCGTCATCCTTCAATGCAATAAAATTCCCTGCGCGGAACCGCATTAGCGCTTGCGTCGTACTGTCCACCATGTCGTCGTTGTCACCATTCGGGAAGGCCGCGCACTCTTCAATCAGCTCATCAGCCCAGTCCGTGTCAGGTGCCCACACCATCCCTGATTCAAGAATCGGTGCAACAGAGTTAGCCCGAGACACCTTGTCCTGCCCTGCTCGTCGGCCACCGGGAGAATACATAGTGACAGGAATGCCCACGCGTCGCAGCTCCTGTTGAAGCGTGATCCCCGTTGCCTTGGCCTCGATCAATACATTGTCAGGATGCCAGTAGGTGTACTGCTCCTTGGCCACTCGCTTGAGTTCCGGGAAGTCCCACCGGCCTCGCCTCACGTCTACCAGTAGCAGGGCAGGGCCTCCATCCTGCGTAGGGTAGAACACGCCCCACGTGGTAATGACAGAAAAGTCCGCCGTCTCTTTTTTGGAGTAAGCTGTATCATACGATTGAATGATGTATTCCAGTCGCGGAGTATAGTCCTTGTCCCAACGCTGCCAGTACTCTCGCTTGAGTATCGCGCCCTCGTCAGCCGTAGGACGCTGCTGGTACATGGCGTTCCACTTCTGAACGGACAGTGATGCTCGGACCGCCTTCAGCTCTTCCAGTTTCCAGAATGAAGGCCACAGCGGACGCTCGTTTTCCATGTTCTCGTTAAAGATTGCCGGGAACTCAATTACTTCCCACTGGTCTGCGTTGTGGCTAGTTTGCGCCTTAAGCAGTCGCGCCGTCAGGTCCTTCGTCCCCCACCGCGTCATTACAATAACCACCGCACCACCCGGCTGCAGTCGAGAGCGTGGGCCAGAGGTATACCACTCCCACGCATTGTCCAACGCCAGTTGCGACTGCGCGTCCTGCTCCGAATGCGGATCGTCGATAATCAAAAGGTCTGCACCGCGACCTGTCATCGCACCACCAACGCCCACCGCAAAGTACTCACCACCGTGGTTCGTGTCCCACCGGCCGGCTGCCTTGCTGTCAGCCTTGAGCCGTGAATCAGGAAAAACTTCCCCATATCTGTCTAACTCCATCAGGTTACGTACCTTCCGGCCAAAGCGAACCGCCAGCTCTCCCGTGTGGGTAGCCTGAATAATCTTGGTTCGCGGGTTACGGCCCATGCAGTAGGCTGGCAGCAGATAAGACGCAAATTCTGACTTTGTATGTCGGGGAGGCATGTTGATGATCAGACGCTTCAGGGTTCCCTTAGCTATCCGATCAAAAGCAGAGGCCATCTTTTCGTGGTGGCTAGACAAGATTGCTTCTGGCCAGACGTATTTGGCGAAGTTCAGGAATGAATCGCCAGCCTTTTCTTGAGCTTCGAGTAAAGCAAGCCGTAGTTCTAATCGAAGGCGTTCTGCTTCAACGTCCGACGGCAGTTTAGTTGGTTGCATGCGAGCCTATTCTTCTTTCTTAACAATACTAAGGACAGTGGCGTCCTTCTTGTTGTCCGCTTCGGCATAGGCCTCTAACAGGGCTATGAGTTCAATTACTTCATCTGGAGTATACCTGCCACGAGAATATTTCACTATGGCTAGTAGCAGCTCTGCTCGCGAAATCTCTGTCTCTTCCACAGTAGTCCGTTTCGTTTCAAGTTTATAAAAATTTTTGGCCAATTCAATTTTCAAACTAAAGGGGGCCTTTTTCAAGAGGGTTCCACGTGAAACCCTAACCCCATTTTCGTTTTGGCCATAATTATTTGTGCAAAATCGGGCTAAAGCTGCGGCCGCCACCGAGCGGGCGCTCGATCGATGCCCGCGTCGAGCGAGCGTTCGATCGATGAACCAAATCGGCGCCAAGGGACCCGTAACCCGTTGATATGCCTCAGGTTTCCTGCGCCCCGGCCCACGGGCCACGGCCCGAGGCCCACCATTGCCGAGCGAGCGCTCGATAGACCCCGCTCAGGGCCCACGGTTCGCGGCTCGAGGGCCCTGCTATTTCCGGTAATTATTATTACCGGAAATAGTGATTCGAGGGAAATCAAGCACTTAGCTAAAACGCGCTGCCCGGCGACCCGGCAAACACTACATGTTGTGTCTTGGACCACTAGCCGGGGGCCACGGACCACGGCTCAGGGGCCATCAAGCGAGCGCTCGCTCGGCGCCCGCCGCGCGCGCCGGGGGCCGGCCCGGCCGCCCCTCCTTTCCCGGTTTGGCAAACAGCGACGGACTTGGGCTCTTAAGAGAAGAGCGGAGAGGCCCAGCCAGTGCCGGGTAAAATTGTCTCGTTGAATGTAGAAAAGTAGTTGAAAGTAGTTGACGCCTGTATTTGGCTTGTTCATACTTCGTTGTAAGTCGGGGATTCGCCCCGCCCATACAGGAGACAGACATGCAATTATTCAGCGACACTAAAGGCTGCAAGACTTACGTGAGCCCACAAAACGCCATCAAGGCGGCCGATCCGGCTGCCTTAGAACAATTTAAGTGGGTCATGGCGGTTAATGAAGGCCGATATCACATCGTCTTCATTGGGCAGGATGCCCTTCAGCACTGCCTGCAGAAGGGCCACTTCTGCACCTACGGTTTCTAACTCTAATCAATACGGCCCCTTCGGGGGCCATTACTGGAGATAAGACAATGTATAAATATGAGATCGTCAACACTTATCCAGACGCCTTAAGTTGCAAATTCAAGCCAAGCGACTTTAACAATGTTATTAACGTCATGCTCTATTGTCTTTCCGAAGAAGCAAAAAAATACGATGGATATTTAACCTTCTATCTCAATGGCAAAAAATCAAGTGGGGAGCAGCTCTTACAGGCCGCAGAAGCCGACAGGGATGCTTTCTGGGAGAAGAAAAACGAGACTCACAAACAAATATCGGTTAGCACTGGCATAACTGCCTTTGTCAAGAAGACAGTTTGGGTACGAAAATAATAACCGGCCCCTTCGGGGGCCATCATTGGGAATGAGACGATGCCCGAGACAACTGACAAGATTAATTTGATGGTCGCGAATTACCGCAAAGGCATTTTGGGGACGCCTGACGCCCCTCACAGGGGCAGCAGCCTGCACCATAGGTTTTGGCAAGGCTATTTTGGCGAAGTGAAGCCCGGCCAGTTCAGAAACACCCTCATCTACCCCTGCGTTAAAGCAGGCGCCATCTGCGCCGCGCAGGACAAAAAACCGTAGATTATGCCCCACTCCACCGACGCCAGCGGCCATTGTGCCGCTGGTTTCGTTTTCAGGACCCCATTTTCATGCAGGCCCTCAACCTGATCCCCTCTGTAGAGCCTTATAGTGGCCGTAGGGCGATGTTCTACCATAACCCATACCGGACTACCTATCTGAGCGTGTCGTAGCTGAAAAGCTATCTGGTGAGGGCTCAGGCGAACTTTATTCCCGGCTGTCACCACTTTCAGCTCGACGAGGACAAAGCCTTTGCCCGGCAGAGCGAGGAGGCAGTCTGGCAGGCCCAACCCAACGCGATTTTCGAGACGCGTCAGCAGCACGCCGTGCGGAGTCAAGCCCCGCTTCACTCGCTGATAAAGTTTAGCTTCAGGACCTTGTGCGGACATCTGCGGGTAACGGCACGTCGTTATCAATCTGGACCTGACCCGCAAGCGGGTCATCGGGCTCGTCGGGCTCGTCGGGCGCCAGCTCGCCATCATCCTCGAACTCCTCGAGCGGCGTGAGCGACCTGACCAACTGCTCTGGCGTCACGTCGATGATCGCCTGCGGTGGCGGGCCGCCGTACATGGCTTTGATTTCCTCGAGCTTGCGCCTCACCTCATCTGCACTCATGCTGTCGATGGTGCCGTGCCTGATTTCTTTACGATCGACGTAGATCGTGCCCAGTGCCTGCCCTCGGCGATACTCTGCGCTTACAGCGGCGCCGTAGTTGCCGGCAGCCAGAGCTTGATCTCGAATGTGTTGTAAATCACGTAAATGCCTGTCGATAGTAGTGCCGTACTTTTCAGCCACCTCCCTGCGATACTGCTGAATTGCAGCGACAATTTGTGGATTTCGGCGTGGATCGGTCAACTCGTTCGCAATCTTTGAGGCCTTCTCGGCAGGATAGCCTGCAGCTATCGCTGCTTGTTTGAGCGACTGCTTGCCCTCGCCGTCCACGAGCTCTTGAATGAACTTCCAATGCTTGGGAGAAACAGTCTTCGACTGTTCCTCGAGTGTCCCGACATCCACCTGCAAGCGCGTCTGCAGTGAACGCTTCTTGCGATTGTCAGTTTCAAAAGGGCTCTCGTTGAAAATGTCTTTGATGTTTTTACTCGCCATCACTTGATCCTCGTGCAGGTCCAAAAATTGTCGGTCTTCAGGACGTTGAATTTTCTGCCCGTTGTCTTGCGATAGAACGTCGCAAGAGCGTTACGTGCCTTCACCGCGCCCTCTTCACTATCGATCACGAAGAAATCCCCGACAATCATCGCGGCGAACGGATATTGCGGGCGACCTGTCGCCCAGCGTCTCAAGCTGTGCCTGCGCGGAACGATCGAGCGGTTACACCGGGTTACGTCTGTTTTTTCACTTTCAAGCATGTGTTACCTCAAGTGTTACCCCACTAACTTCGTTAAGACAGTGGGAAAGTTACAGTTCTTTTATAATTGTTTCATGGAAAATTTTATATATATCAACAAATTGAAATGTTGGGGTACGTTTCGTATGTTTTTCAAAAAAAGTTACACCGGTTACGTCTGTAGGACTTAAAGTGTAACCTCATCTGTAACCACTAAAATCAATAAAAAACATACACTTACGTGATTTGGTTACACCTCTCATTGTTTTACGCATGAAACAAAAAAAAACGAAAAAAAACCATGAAACAATGTTAAAGGGCCGAAACGGGTGTAACCCGGTGTAACCGGCTAAAATCCCACCAGTCCCGTGGTCCCTGAGCCATGAGCCCTGATCCTCGCCCCCTGAGCACTGAGACGCGCCACAAGGCCCCTGAGCCCTCACAGCCTGTCCTCGTACTCACCCACAGGGGGCACCCCTGCTGGAGCCGTAGAGCTCTCTACAGGGCCACTACAGGCCATCTCAATCAGCATGTCTAAGTAGTGCCGTGCCTTGCGGAGGTCCTCGATGCCCCCCTTCGAGCGCCAGCGAGTGATGTACTTCACCACATTCGCTTCGTTCCAGCCGAGGTTGTTCTTTGTGATATATTCGTTCGGCTGAATTGCCAAGTGCTGATAGTGAGTGCCGCCGACCTGCGTACCGAATGCGCTCGGCGCTGCCTTCGCTAGCCTTGCCCCGACTGACTTGGAAGGCGCCTTGCGTAGACGTTTGCCGCGCATGCACCAGTCCTTCAGCGTGTCGATCGGGACATTGTGTTTGCGCGAGAGCTGCTTGAGCGACACGTCGCTGTCCATCCACTCCTGCCGTATTGCGTCAACTAATTCTTGAGGATGCTGCATGTTAGCCCTCCGATTCGCCGTCGCCAACGAGCTGTTCGATTTGCTCCTCGAGCCACTCGACGCGTGCGAAAAGCGCTTCCATCTCGCGAAAGCGCTCGATCGTGTCATAAGCCTCTTCGCCTTCCAGTTCAATAATTATCTTTGCCATCAGCTACCCCCGTGTCATATTCGAAGTTATTTGAAAACTCGTTTTCTTGCAAAAGCCGGGCGCCGTTGCCCAAATGAAAGCGAGCAGCCTGCTCAGTCTTGGGTGACATCGTGACAACCCTGTGCTGCCCCTTGAGCGCATGCAGCAGCGAGTTGATCAGTTTTCTCCCGGCACCCTTTTGATTCGACCATAGCGAATACGGCACGACGATGTCGCCGCGCTGAGGGTCCTTCGCCGCTTCGAGAAGGTCCTCCTCTGTCTCGGGTACAAACCACGTGTAAGCAACGCACACCACCGCGTGCGTCACAACACCGAAGCCCTGCTTATCGATCAGAGCGTACACTTCGAAGGGCTCTTCAAAGCGCCTGAGGGGGCCGCCGATAAAATTCAGCGGACGCACAGGGTCCTGTTCAATTGCGTGTATAAAGTCGGCCGAGCATTTGATCAACACAGTGTTAGTCCTCTTCATCCATGTCTTTTTCATCAGCCCGTAAAACTTTTATCTTTTGCCCGTCGGCCAGATAGCGCTTGTCGCCGATGAGGATTTCCTTAAGCGTCTTTGCGCCGCGATAGCTCACGACCTCATCCATCGGGAGTTGGGGAAGTACCCGGCGCACGTAGTGCGCGAGCAGGTTGTACTGGTGCAGCTTTTTTTCACCGTCTGAAAAAAAGGCAGCGAACGGCAGCCGCCTGTAAGTTTTTTTATTCAACACGGCCCAGCGGCTCGGCCCGCCACCCACTTCATAATTCGAGGTGATGTTTGTCAGATCGATCCCGTAGGTGATCAGATTGCCTAGCGTGCCTGTTCTTGCGCGAATGCGATAGTCTGTCATTGTTCAATACCCGCAAAGCAGAGGTCTGCAATCTCTTGCCGAGCACGAGTGACAATGCCTAGCAATTTATCAGCCGTCGCCGCAGGATCGTCGATGGCCCCCTTGAGTGCCAAAAGAACCGCTATCTCATCGAAGCTCTTTACAAGTTTCAGATGTTCGTTCATCAGCTCGCGGCGCTTCACGTTGTGTCGCTTTGTGATTTCGTTCAAGTCTTCGACCAGCTCGCTTACATTTGCTTTCATTATTCTACTCTCCATATTCTGATGCCGCTGCCTTCACGGCGTGCCACAAATTTCCAACCCCTTCTGAGACCAACAGCCATAGCCGCCTTGTACGGCCTGCCGCCGCTGTCCTCATTCTCAAAGTGTGCGCTCTGGCCCGGCTCCATATGAGCGAAGGGCCACTTAGTGGAACGGGAAGTCAAGTAGGGTATCGGGATACCTTCTTCGACAACCACGGTTCGATAAACTTTCTTAACCGCTGGCATTATTTTTCCTCACAAATAATTGATGGGTTGTAGGGAGGCCAGCCCTGCTCGCCCCCCGTTGTTGCCCACAGGTTAACCATTTCGCAATAAACTGACTCGTGGTCCGTGGCGCGTGCCACGTCATCGTTGCCTGCCCAACCAAGGGCGGCCACGAGGGCCGCCGTGAAAATAAGCTGTTTCATTACAGCCCCCACCGTGCTCGGCAGATGGGGCCGATGCCGAGGCGGACAGACTCCTCGTTTGTGAGCAGCCTGCTGCAGCAGCTACACTGGCCAGTGTTGTGGCCGTGGGCTGTGAGCGCAGCCAGCGGGTCCGCTGCCAGTGCCTGCAGCTCCTGAGCGATCTCGGCGCGGGCTTCGCGAACGGCGAAGAACTTGCCCTCTGGGCTGATCTTGCCAGCGTAATTACCGTTGTCCTTGACGTACAGGTGCCCGGCGTTTTTGCCGTTGGCTGGGGCCAGCGACACGCGCAGGCCGTTGATGACCAGCGCAGGCTTCTTCAGGCCGTTGCTCTGGGCGGAGGCAAACAGCTCGCCGATGCGGGTGAGGTCGATCACTGGGGCGTTGGCTTCGCGCTCGGCGCGTGCTGCATTGCGCTCGGCGTCGCGCACCTGCTGCTTGGCGTAGCCGTTGACGATGCACGCCAACTGCTTTTCGGACAGCTCGCCGTACTTGCGGGCTTTGCCCAGAAGGTCCTGATAAAACGGGGACCAAGTGGCGGCGACCAGCCACTGGTAACCGGCGTCGCCGATGACCGCAACGATCTGGGCCTTAGCGCCCTCGGCGTTGTTGGCTTCCTTGCGGGCCTTGCGCTCAATGCGCTGGGCGCGGGCCTTCTTGCGATCCGCTGCGGATGTCAAGAAGTAGCCCTTGCCGTTGCAGGCAAAGCAGTCCGACCGCTCCTGATAGCGGCGGACCCCTTGATACTTCCCAGTGCCGCCACAGTGGGCGCAGGGATACTGCTGGGTCTTGGCGTAAGGGCCAGACGAGGAAGAAACCTCGATCTGATCGATCGGGGTTTCTAGAGAAGAAAAGTCAAAGTCAAAGGTGTTCATGTCTGTATCCTGTATGAGGCGGGGCCGATCCCCGACTTAGTGCGAAGTATGAAGCTTATTGCTAACGACTGTCAACTATTATTCACCACCCTCGTCGATAAATTTCTATAACTTCGTCTCGGAGCTGATCGAGCTCGTTGAGAACCCGGCCGAGCAACATCTTACGCAGCAACTGGGGAGCCGCGAGGTCAGTGGACGGCGCAGCAAGTGCCGCTATCCCAGCAGCGACGGCGTAGTCGTCGTCGCCGTTCAGCGTGTCGTAGACGTACTCGGCTCCAATAGGCGAATTGACGAGAACCTCCGCGACCCACGCAAGGGTCGTGTCGCTTGGCCAAATGTCGGGATCGTCGAATTCTTTGACAAAGTCGCGCGGGCACTCGGCAACGCAGTTCAAAATGATTTTTTTTATGTCGGCATTCATCTGAGCTCTCCCAATTACGCCGCGACCTGAGTCGCGGCGGGTGAATCGGCCTGCAGGCTGTGCAGGTACTCAGCGGCCTTGCTCGCGGCGCTGGCGGCGCGAACGATCAGGCGCTTGTCGTTCTTGAGGGCCTTGAGCCACGATGCGATGTACTGGGCGTGGTCAGCACGGGGCTCGGCGCTGATCTGCAGGTCAGAGCACAGGAAAGTGGCGCCCAGCTCCGCGACGAGCTCCTCGGCAGCGTAGGCCTCATCGCCGAAGGCAAGGCCCTTGACGCGGTCAAGACGGCTTCTGTGACCAGACCAGTGCACGAGCTCGTGGAGCAGGGTCGCGGCAAAGCATTCCTGAGCGCTGCTGGTCGGGGTGCCGACGAAGTCGGTGATGGCCGGAACCACGATCTTATCTGACAGGGGGCTGTAGAAGGCGCGGTCAGAGCCCACTGTAACGCGGATATCGGCGCCGGTAGCGTGGGCGAAGTCGAGGGCAGCCTTAACCCGCTCGTCGGCCTCTGCGGGCGTCTCAGGGGCCTCAGGAACAGGCAGGGGCTCAACACCCTCTACTTGCTCTGCGTTGAACACAGCGGTCTGGCGCAGGAAGGGGATTTTCTTGCCATCCCCAGTCTCTTTGTCTTTGATCTCAAGAGACTTGAAGAAGACGATGTAAGCGCCGGCTTTCTGGCCAGCGCGGACTTGGCAGCCTTTGTCTTGCCAAGCCTTGTAGGTGCCCCACCTGTGGTCGGCGAAGCCGGCTGACCACAGCAGGATCGGATTGATCCCTTGATAGGCCTTGCCAGTGCTGATGCTGATTGGGCGGCGGGCGGTGCCACCGTTGCCGATCCACGGCTTGACCCAGCCGGTGCCGTGGGTTTCGATCAGGTCAACTATCGTGTTTGTGATGGTCTGGTAGGCGTCGTGCTTCATAACTTTCTCCTGTATAGACTAGGGCCAATCCCCAGCGATTTGCGAATAATAAAAGACAACAACTGCTACTGTCAACTACTTTAAGACACTTTTAGCCATAGGCCCGGTGGCCCTTGATCCGCCACTTCTGAATCACGGCGCGGCCAGTATCGTCTTCATCGACGACGACATAAGCCACAGTCTTCTTGACCAGCGCATAGCGCCAGCCACTATCGTTGACCGGTCGCTCGGACACCCACACGCGGTGGGGGTACTCGGTGTTGCGGCCGGTGGCCAGATCAGGATGCAACACAAGGCCTTCGCCGTGTGTGTCGTACTCGAACAGGTGGCCGCAGTCACACTCGGTGAAGCAGCCGCCGTCGAGGATGGGATAAACTGAAGAGGGTGCAAATGCCACGGTCTTTCTCCTGTATTGAGGTTGCTGCGCCCCAGCAGGGGCGATTTATTAGATAGTTGGTTTAAGAATCCTAAAGGATGGGCTTATGCACTTGATCTCGCGAATTGCCTGCTCGATGCTTTTGTAGGTGTTATGAGGCGGAAGCAAAGCAGAAACAGTAAACTCGCCTTCCCACTCTTCGATCTTCCAGTGCTTGTCCCATATCTGGAAATCGTACTCGGCGTATCCATCTTCTCGCTCATATACTTTGGTCAATTTGCTCATGTTGGGTCTTTCTCCTGTATGGGCCGGGGCGAATCCCTAGCGATTTGCGAATCATAAGGGACAACAATTGCTATTGTCAACTATTATCAACTACTCTCCGCTTGTTAGCGCCACCGGCTCCACATACTGGCCGGTTCGGGTCGCTTGTTGCGTTTCCGGGTTCGAGACGACAACGGCTCAAACTCCCTCATGTCGCCCTCGGCGTAGGTTTTGACGACGCCGCCCTGCTCGAGGTAGTCGGCGGTATCTTTTAACAGCCGCTCCCGCAGCAACTCTTTTTCAGTTTTAACCTCTGACATTAGTGCAGGACCCTCTCTTCGTCGGGGGACGGAGCCATTGACACGAGGTCGTAGATGTAGCTCATGTTTCTCATGTACGTTGATTTTGGAATATTCGTTTCTTGAAGCGCAGTGCAAAGCAGTGTTGTGAATACCGAAATTAGGTGTTCCGCGTTCACAGACCGCTTTGACTCTACGCGGACCAACGCCTTGTCCAATTCCTTATAAAGTAAAAGAATCGTTTTTTCTTCTTCGTCTAAAATCATCGTCAGTCACCTGCCGTTCTCGTCCAATCGTTTTCACAAAGCTGGTGCAGGTTATGCAGTACCAGCCTACCCTGATTCTTTTGCCTTCATCGAACCCGATTACCTGACACATAACTTCGCCGCACGTGCAGGGGAGCTCATCAAATCTCTCGCTGATTAACAACGTCAAACTCCTTAACCGTATGGTCCACAATACCATGCCTTGCTTCGACAAGGCGAACAAAATCCCTTGCAAAGAGTGGCGCGGGTTTCATGTGCCGCGAGGCCTCCATGTAGATGAGCAAAATGTCGTCGTGGGATAGTGGCTTTTGCCGTAGGAGCCGGGCTTTTATTTTCTTTAAAAACCTCATGAGCCACCACCTACTATAAGTATTGCGCTCACGAGTAAAAAAGCTATCGTTATGCCTACGGTTACACTAAGGATCGCAAGTGCTTTAAGTGCTCGTCGTTTCCAACGCGGCTCAGTCCACTCAAGTGTGTTGTAAGGATCAAAGGTGCGGTCAAAACGATAGTGCCGCCTATGGTCGTGATCATTCATTTATCTTATCCTCCAGTTCAATAATTTGGCTTTCATCGAAAGTGTGTAGCAGTTCAACCCTTCTTTTCTTTCCACCTACGCCGACGACTTCAAGCACTATTGATGTTATGTCTATTTGTTCAGGCAGTCCCAATTCAGCGGGTAGCCTATCGTAGGTCACTTCAATCGGTAAGATTGAATCGGTTAAAAACGTAGAGCTTGTCATTTTTGTGCTCATTAAGAATTCTTTCCGCCTCCTCTGGGTTGTCAACTCGCAGCAGTTCGCAATATTTTTTAACGACCAGCGATCCAACGATGTGCGAGAGTTTCATGCCCAAAAACTCGTGCATTTCGCGCAACATCAGATAGTGCTTGTAACGAAGAGTGATTGTATTCTTTCGCCCGTATCTGTCTTTTGGTGACTTGACAGGCCTGAACGTCGGCTTGCCTTTAGGCCGATGCGAACGATAGGTATACCTGAATGCAACTTTACGAGTTCTGTGTTTCACGATGCGCTACCCCACGTCTCTCCTATTTCGATGTCCACCCGCGAAGGCACGTCAAGCTTGACGGCGTCGCGCATGATTTCTGCAGCGGCCTCTGCCTGCTCTCGAGACTCGACGCACAATGCAATCTCATCGTGTACCTGAAGCATGATGTCGAAGCCGGCCTTGTTGAGTTCAACGAGGGCCTTTTTACATTGGTCACTGGCGCTGCCTTGTATTAACCGATTAAGTCCCTTATAGGTCATCGCTCTTTTGATGCGAGCACCATACTTCGCATAAGCTTCTTCATATGGTAAGGCCTTATTGATGCCCCACTCCTGTGGCTCCCACAGCGGAAAGCGACACTTGCGCCCTAACAGCGTGCGAATAGAACCACCCGATACGGGATTCTCAATCTTCTTCTGTACCGACTGTACTGTACCGCGTAAGAAGGGCACTCGCGTATGGAAGGTATTTATGAGCGCAGAGGCCTCCTCAACCGTCAGGTCTAGCTCATTGGCAAGCTTTGCCTTTCCCATTCCGTACATCAACCCAAGCCCAATAGTCTTTGCCTGTTTTCTAGTGATGCCTGCCATATCAGCTACCATCTGGTGGAAGTCGGTATCAGGGTTACTCAGGTAGGCCTCTGCCATTTTGTCAGCTCCCGGATGATTAAGCAGGTTGGCGTAATGCACAAGCAGCCGTGGTTCCTGCGATGAGAAATCACACGCTGCCCAGAGCTTACCTTCTTCGGGCAAAAACAACCCACGTACCATTGGCCCGATGATCTCGTGGCGGGCCGGAACTTGTTGCAGATTCGGCTGGGCCATGCTGAGTCGGCCTGTAACTGTTCCCCCGCCGTCACCCCGTAATTGATTAATGTGCGAATGGATGCGGCCATCTGCCTCGCTGAAGTCCAGATAAGGTTGCAGGAATGTGTTGTGTGTTTTATTGACTTCGCGTGCGGCTACAATTGCTTTTGCTACCTTGTGATCGCAACCTTCAAGAAAGCTGCGCGTGAAGCTTGGTGCGCCCTTTACAGTTCGAGGGTATTCGACGCCCAGTGAGTCGAATGCTTTCGCAATGCTTGCGGCTGCCCATATGTCAACAGAGAGCCCTGCGTCTCTTTGTATCGCTTTGATAAGATCGCGTTCCTTGCTCTGCAACTCCACAATTAACTGCTCTGCTTTTTGCCGATCAAAACGAATGCCGCGATGAGTAATGCCGACCAGCACAGGAAGTAGTTCTGTTTCTAACTCAAAGATAGCCTCGACCTCTTCTTGCCGCATCACAATTTGCAAATGGTGCCACAGCTTCAATGTCAGAGCTGCGTCCTGTTCGGCATATTCGCCCACGTACATCGCGGGTAGTTTCCACAGCTCACGCTTCGGATGAACACCGAAGTCTGCTGCTGCCTTCTTCAAAGCGTCTTCGGACTTGCCTTCTTTCAACATGTCAAAGCCTAGTGCGTTGAGTGCGTAGCTGAAGCGATTCTCATCCACGAGCCCGGCTGCGATCATTGTATCGATGATAGTCCCGTGGACCTTGAAGCCTGATGCAAGTAGCCAGCCCAAGTCGTAGGCCGCGTTGTGCATCACCTTGGGACACGGTAGCTTGAGTACATCAGCTATCCACTGCTCAACAATTCTTTTGTCAAGATTACCACCGCCGCCATGTGCAACAGGGTAGTAGCCACACCAGCCGTCAACGGCTACGGCGTAGCCGACGATAAAGCCATCTTTGCGCGGCCATCCGGGACCGAATCTCTCCATATTAGGATCGCAGGTCTCAAGATCGATGGCGATTTCCTTCGCCTCTGATAAATCGGGAAAGCTCTGTGGCGGCAGCCATTCGCTACTAGTCGGAATCATAAAGCTCAAAACCTGAATCCTCTCTGCTCGTTTTTTGGACGCACGATGTGGAGTGCCTGACGTGCCCGCGTTACCGCAACGTACAACAGGCGGTGAATACTGTCGGCATTACGCTCGTACTCTTTTGCAAAGCGCGGTGAGAGGTCCGTGAGCAATAGCACATTGTCCGCCTCGCCTCCCTTCGCTCCGTGAATTGTGGAAAGTTGTATGGGCGGCTTGGAAGTAAGCTTCGTACCCCGTCGCAACACTGCGATCAGGTAGTCTCGTTTGTCTTCCCCAATTTTACCCAGAGCCTCGTGCCATATGTCCCTGCTCTCGAGGCCGTGGTTATCTGCCAAATACTGCATTGTGAACAGGCCTTCAGGGTCTGCTCCCTTCAAGTTGCGGTGACCGCGTTTGATCGCATTTGGTCCAAGATATTTATAAACCTGCTTGAGAGTCGAGTGGTTAATCGCCTTACCTGCACGTAGCCGCTCCCAGCCTATTACTGCTGTAAGGACCGATTCCGAAATGCTTTTATGCCCGTGGCGCTCGAACAACAGGCCTTGAGACATGAGCCACTTGTGCAGATCGTTGAGCATGTAGTTTGTCGCCGCCATGACCAGCCACTGCCCTGAGGCGACGTTGACCTGCTCATAGTCATTGTAATATTGAATGTCGCCGCCGATGGTACGTGGCGCCCAATGCTTTTCCTGCCGATTCTTTATTCGGCGAACAATTGAGTCGGCAAATGAATGAATCCTCGATGGCACTCGATAGCTCTGCGATAAGACAGTGATCTCGCCGGGGCAGGCAAGGAAGCTTTCTACGTCGGCGCCGGCCCAGACATATACCGCCTGATCGTCGTCGCCGGCAACCCACACACGCTTCGACCTTTCAGACAGCAGCATCACGAGGCGCCACTGCAGCTTTGACATGTCCTGCGCCTCATCAACGATGACAACATCTAATCGTGGCAGGCGCTCTGGCTGCTCGACAATCTGCTCAAGAAGGTCGGTAAAATCCAGCAGCATCTTCGCCGCCTTGAACTTACGGTAGCTCCGCTCGATGTATTCGAAGTGGTACCACTCGATGTCAATCTCACTCCTGTTGTAATGAGTACGCAGGTCCTCTCCACGTAGACGAGCAATGTTTATCTCGTTGAGGATTATATTGTCAGCACGGACCACGAAGTCCTCGCCCTCTGTTCCGGCAGCAACCTCGAGGCCTACACTCTTTGCAAATTCAACATAGTCGGCCGCCGACAGCATGTCTTTGCTGCCAACGCCAAGGCAGTTGTACGCAAGGCTGTGCAGCGTTCTGAACCACGGAAAGCTCAGGTCCGCGTTCAGTTGTGGGAACTTCTTGATCCCTCGATCCCGCGCTTCGTTAGACGCTTTGCGAGTGAACGCAAAATAGCCGATGCTGGTGCAGTTAGTTCCTTGGTCGAGCTCACGCTCGACGATGTTCAACAGCGTCGTTGTTTTACCACTGCCGGGAGGGCCAAAGATTTTATTGATCATTAGAACGGAGTCTCCCCATAATCCTTAGGTGCGCTGAACGGTGAGTCTTGAGAAGTGAACACAGGCATTCTCCAGACCCGTGTTGCGCGGCCCTTCAACTTTAGCACGTCACTCTCGGCGCCCATGTCGCGCAGGCGTTGAGAAATCTTAGGGGCACTCAAGCCGGTGAAGCTATTGCGTTTCAGGTGAACCTCTAAATCCTTCATTCTAAAATACACAACCCCCTTCGCCTCGTCTGTCCAGACACGGCCAAGCAGAATCTCGTCTCGGTCCATAGCCTGCTGCAGGTGCGTCGTGAATTCTTCAACGAGGTCAGAGAATCGGCCCGTCACTGTCGCGTCTTCGCTCGCCTCGGTAATCTGCTCCAGCTCAACCATCTCTTGCAGAAGTCCATTTACCATCGATTCCCAGTCGCCTCGTTTCATCGTCGGCGGAAGGATGTTGAGGCGCTCCATGCACGCACGTTGAAAGTGCATTTGGTTGAACAGTGACTCTGTTTCCAACTCCACGCGCTTGCCGTTTACATCTAGGAACCACAGGGGCGGCTCGCTGTTATACTTTGTCAGTGATCCAAGCTGCGGGCTGTCGGGTCCATCTCCGCCCACTCCATACTTTCTCGTGCGGCATAGCCCAGAGTTGCAAAACGATTTAATCGGCTCGTCTTTGCACTTGTACTTGTATTCTTTCTTCTCAAGTTGCTTGCTAATGATCTGCAGCTCTTGAATTCCAAGCGGCGGATCAAAGTACTTCATGTTGTACTCAAGCAATTTGTCGCCCCAGTTTTCAGCAAA